TTCAAATATTTTATAAATACTTGCTAATGTTTTATAATTTGAAATTGGAGATTTAATAAATTCATCCAAATTGTAAGTATCTTTAATTTCTTTAATTAAATTATACTTTTCTTTTGTAAGTTTTTTTTCATCTAATCGTTTACGAGCTTCACATATGGTATTAATAAATTGTTCAGCTTTAGATTCTGAATTATATTTTTCATTAATCAAATATTGATATAATTTTAATTCCTTTGATAATTCTTTTTTAGAATTAAAATGTTCTTTTAAAATTTTTTCAGCTACCGATTTATTTGCAGACATGATTTCCGAAGTAATCTGTCTTACTAATAGTTCGAATATAAATCCAGTATTTTTAAACTTTGAATGTTTTATTTTTTTCATCAATTTGTATAATTTGTCAGATATAAATATGTTTTTCTATGGGAATATTACTCTTTATTTAAATCTTCTGTTAAAATCTTCTTTTTATTACCATTCATATCTTTAAATATTTCAAAATATGAACTTTTTCTAGGTTTATATGCTACTGAACCTTCTTTTTGTTTAAGAGTTTTAATACCCAATGGGTCTCTACCTTCTGGATGGTCATCCTTACCATATCTAACTGGGTCTTTTGGTCTACCTACACCATCTTCTTCTAATTCTGATTTTAATCTATCTAATTCTTCTTCAACATTCGTTGGCCCCTCTGTACCTGTTTCTTTTGCAGGGTCTACACCTTGAGTTTCTATTGATGTTAAACGGAATGTCTGTTTTGTATCATCTAATACTTGCAATGTCATTTCATCCTGTTCATCTTTAGCCATCTTCATTACTGCTTCATACATCCATTCTTTGGAGAACATTTTAGTTTGTTGCATTTGTTGAATTAATGCTACCTTTGAAGTATACAATTCAACTTGTTCTTGTTCATATATTTTTGATGGTATTGTAAGTTCCAAAGTAAAATCCGTCAATCTATCATCTTCAATACCTTGTGCGTATAAATGAATAATTGCTATTTTTGTTAATTCAGATACAATTACTCTTTGTATTCTTTCAATTGTTTTTGCAAAACGAATATCCATTGCTGCAAGAGTTGCTTTACCATTTGTATCTTCTTCATATCCCAAATATGCTTTTGGAATTTGCAGTGCGGCCATTAACTTACCTTTTAAATAGTTAATATCATCCGTCATATTGTACTCTAATCCTTTAAGAGTATCAATAGATGTACCATTATCACTACCACGAACTGGCATATAGTAATCTTCGATAAGATTTTGTACATTATATTTTAAATTGTACTCACCTGTTCTTTCATCAACAAAAGGAACTTTTTTAGATGCATTAATAATTTTTTGCATGTAGTTATCTACCTCATTCGGTGGAATATTACCAACATCAATTTTAAAGATTCTCTTTTCAGGAGCCCTCATTACTCTATGGATTAACATTGCATCTTCCATCAACATTAATTGTTTCCATACTCTTCTTGCACCTTCTAACATTGATTTACCATAAGGTAAGAAGTTAGAATCATTATTTAAACGGAAGTGAGCAATTTCATAGTTTTCATATTCTTTCTTTGCGGTTTGCCCTACTGCATTGTAAGGATTTTGATATGGTGCGTATATAAATTTAACTCTTTGTGGGTTTTGTGGGTCAAATCCTTCAACTCTACTCATTTCGTATGTAGATAATGCAAGACCGTTTATAATACCCAAACCTTCTGCCATTTCCAATTGTAAATAGAAATCACCATATTTAACTAAATTTCTAACCCATGGCCATAAATTAAATTCTACATTAAGAATATCGTAAAATAAGTTTTCTAAAATTTGTTTTATGTTATCGTCTTCGTGATGTATTTTTAATACATTACCCATTTCATTTCTAGCCGTAGCTTCATCTGCATATGTATTTAATGCTGACGATAAAATTGGGTCACTATCCATTGAATCGTAATCTCTGAATAAATCTATACGAACTTGTTGATATGCCATAGATGATTCCAATGCACCATTACCAAAATTGGTAACTCGCATTTTCATAAAACGGTCAACAAGGTTTGTTGTCATATTTTGATACTCATCGGTATCGACAACTTTAACACCTTTTGTAGTTTTACGAACTATGGTACTTGTTGAAAATAATTTTTGTAACCTACCGAATATTGTTTTATCTGCCATTTTTATATAATTCTATTTTTCTAAATATAGGAAAAATTTTCCACTTTTCCAAATTACCATTTTCTGCAACTCCAATATCTAGCTTTATGTCTTGGACCTGGACTATCACAATTATGTCTTGCTCTAAAACTTCTTCTTCTATCTGGATTATTTTTTTTAATTTTTACTCCCTTTTGACCAAAGTTTACTTTAACAACATTTCCTTGTGGATTTTTTACATAAACTTTGAATTTTTTAACATCACCTGCCATTGGTTTGCCCAACTTAACATCTCTACCTTGATATTCTGCCTCATGCATACAAGGGCAAGTTTCTTCATTTAAATCTTTTGAATATGCTCTCATAAAAGAAATAAAATCTTCCATGTCCTCATCTTCTACATCATATTCTTCAGGTTCAACCAAACCATAATTAACATCATCATCACTATCTATATCTTCCGATACAGGTACACAATTAGGAACTTCTCTACCATCTTTGGTTTTCATTCCTATTTGTTGGTATCCTTTCCAACAAGGCCCCTTATCTTCATTAAATTCTTCTTTTGTAAGAACTTTAATATCAGTAAAGTTGTTTGGTATAAAATTTATTAATTTCATATTATAATAGTTTCAACATATAAATATATATAATTTAACCAATTAACCAAGTTAAGTTTTCTTTTTCACCTTTACCCAAATTCATTTCGTAAGGATTATCTTTTAAATGACTATGAGCGGTGTATATTCCAGAATGTTTATTTACATGAGCAGCATTTAACATATTCTTTGTAAAGTCGATTCCCTCTTGTTTCAATCTCAACGCAGTATTACGAACCCATAATCCAATTGCAAGTGCCATAATAAGGTCATCATTATAACTTTTCATCGCTTCTGCTCTACCACCACTCCAAATAAAAGTAAACATTTCATCTATCAATCTATTAGAACGAATAAGAATATCTTTTTCATTCATATAAGTGTCCAATGCTGATATGATTAATGGACGGGTTTTTGATGTTGTACTGAAACCTGCTACCATTTTCTTTTCATCTCTGTAAAACTTATTAGTCATTTGTCTTTCAACATCAATATATTTTAGGTCATTACTCATATAGAATAAATTACCATACTGTCTATCTATAATAGTTTGAATAGTTGACCAACCAACATTTGAATTCTCTACAACTAATAATGCATTATTCCATTCAGTTGCAACAGCAGTTAAAAAATTACCAAAATCTTTTGTTTCAATTTTCCCCCTATATTCTGCAACTTGTGATGAATCTTCTATATCAATAACTTGAAATGTAGAATAATCCGAACCATCACCTCTAGCAACGTCGGCTACTACCATATAGTTTCGATTGTAGTTAGGATGTTCCCATTTCCAATAGTTACCATCAAATCCAGTCTTCTCAACTGGTTCCATCACGTATGTATCTTTATACCACATTAATAATTCGGGGTCTATGACAGTATCACCCGAACCAACGAAGTCACAATCACATTCTTGTGCGGCTCCTTTGACTCCTAAAATACGAGTTTGTTCATCTCTCCATGCTTGATTTCTTTCAGGATGTACCGTCCAATGTAGATTTATTGTATTAAATAAATTTGAACCACTTTCTCCTTCTACCCACATTTTATGGAACCAGTTACCCACACCATTTGGAGTAGATAATACGATTGCAGAACCACCCGTTGATAGAGTTGATTGTGCAGATAACCAAATTTCATCAATATCTCTAATGAATGCCGCTTCATCCACAACTAATAGGGATAGGGCTTCCGAACGTCCTGCATCAGGTGAAGATGCAATTGCTTTTACTTGTGAACCATTTTTTAATTTAAGAGAAAGTTTATTATCTTCTACTGAACTATTACTACCATCTCTTAACCAAATCGGAAGTAAGTCGTGCATAACTCTTACCTTCTCTACAAGATTCTTAGCTACGGTCACTTTTGTTGCAATAACCAATGCATTAAAATCTTGATTGAATAACATTTTCCAAAGTATAAATCCAGCAGAAAGTGTTGATAATCCTAGCTGACGTGATTTAAGAATAATATTAAAACGATTATCTTTGAAATCAGTTAAACAGTCTTCCTGGAAAGGATAAAGGTGAAAGGGTATTTTTCCTCTCACCGGGTGCTGAATGATACAATATTTTTTCATAAAGTGTATTGGGTCTCCAGCACACTTACGAAATTCTTCAGCTATTATCTCTTTTAGGGTTTTCTTTGGTTGCCCTTGAATTGACATTATTTTTTAAATTTAATCTTCCAATATACGCCACCACCAATATAAGGTGATAATGAACCATTAGTTCCATCGGTTACTCTATTAGATACACCGATTCCTAAATTGTAGATTTTATCTTTTTTAGTTTTAACTAATAACCCAGCTCCAACATTTGAAACTACATCTGCTTTATTAAATCCACCAGTAAAACCATAATATACTTGTGTTTTAGGTAATTCTTTAACAATAAGAGTTTCTTTAATAGTTCTTTCTTTTACTTTAGCGTCAAATGTTCTACCTAATATTCTATTTTGTGAAATCGTATCGGTCACTGCAACTGTCCCCAATGAATCAGGTAATACTAACACATCTTTATACAATACTTTTGAATAATAATCCTTTAATAAAGCTTGGGTATCTATAATTGCAGGAACTTGAACTTGAACTTCTTTTTCTACAATTGTTTCATGGTAGATATCCAAACCTTTTTTAGTTACTACTTTTGTTTTAACAACTTCAAATGTATCTATGTCATGTTTAATAACTTCATACTTTTTTCCTTCAATTCTAATAGTTCTACCTGGCATTTTTCCACCTGGGTTAAACCACTCTAATAAAATGATTGCAATTAAAACTGCAATTGCAATGTTTTTTAAATTCAATAATTTTTTCATAATTTTTATTTTTTAATTAATTCTGGATGATTTAACTCAACCAATTTTTCTTCTAATAACCTTTTTCTTTCTATTAATAATTCAATGGCCTCATACGCACCATTTATATCATTTCTTAAATCCTGTTTTACTTTTTCAATATCAATATCCCAAGTCCATTTTTCAACCCTACCATCTTCGGTAACTTGTTCTATCTGCTGTTTAATTCCTAACAATGCTTCTTCGTATTGAGCTTTAACATCTCTAGCGAATCCCAATTTATTAAGAGTTACTTTATAATCTTCATAAAATGCATATGTACCATCATTCTTTAAATCTGTTTCAAATTTAGCCAAACATGTGATACAAAATCCAGTTTTTCTAATTAACTTTTTATCAGCCATTGATGGTTTCATTGTTTGACATTCTGTATTACTACAAGTATTTAATTTATCTAAATACTTTCTAATGTCATCCATTTGCGTTACAGCTGAAACGAATCCATCTTGTTGTTCCCATTCTTTACCATCCTTATCGGTCCATCGTTCACCAACTTCTCTTTTTTGCTCAACTTCTTTTTCATAACCAAATACTCTTTGAGTATTATCTTGCCTACCAAAGACAGTGTCTATAATGAGTTTACGAGATTTGTGCATCCCTTTTGATTTCTCATCAAAACTTTTTCTTTTTGCCATACTACTATATTTAAATAACTAATTGTTTATACTATATATATCATATTATTCGTAAAAAATACCAAGTATTTGATTTAGTGGTGCAAATGTACCAGTCAGTTTGTAAGTATTTCCATTGTAAAAAAATACTAATCCCTCGCTTGCAACAATTCTATCTACTCCACCTAATGAGTTTAATCTTGATAATTCTTGTTTTAATTTTTGAATTTGAGCAGGACTTCCTGAATCTCTAACTTGACTTGCTACCGATTTTAATCTTTCTTTCATTGAACGTATTGCTTTATCAGGATGAACCGTCAATACACTACCAACAAATTCTAAAACATCAGCACCAACTCCTAAAAATATTTGTTCAAATGGTTTGATATTTTCTTTTTGTTGTTTTATTACATTTACTTTATCATTTTCAATCGCCCATTCTTGTAATTCTTTATTTGATATTGTATTCAAACGAAATGATTTATCGCCAAATGCCCATCTTCTAATCAATGATTCTTTTGTAAGTTTATCAATTTTTGTAGGTGCCTTTGATTCAATCCACCAATCCCACCAACTTTGATGATAATTGGCAACATTATCCGAATCTTTTAAACCAAATTCATTTTGTAATTTATTTAATTTAGAAAGATATTTACCTTTCTTTGAAGATAGGTCAGCTGATTTAGGTATTTCGGTTATAGGAGGTCCTTGAATTGTATATCTAGATTGAACATCTGCATTTACTTGTTTAATCATTCCAGCTAACATAGTTGCTGCACCTTGATTTGCTCCTACCGCTACACCTTTTTCATCATAACACGTTGTATTATGAAATACCAATAAAGCTTGTCCGTAAGGAATAACGTTTACCGATGTTGGCCATATAACTTCTAAATTCATAAAACATTGCCCTTCGTTAAATATTTTTTTTCTTTGAGATTCTGAAAGTGATTGGATTGCTGCTGATAAATCTTTCATTGCAAAATTATACGCATCTGTCAATCCACCTCTTCCTGCAAACTTTGATGCAACATCTTCGATACCCATTGCATTTGCTCCTGCATTAGCAAGATTGCCTTTATTTCTAGCTGCAATTAATCTACCATTTTTCCAACTTATTGCTAATGCTTGTCCATCGGTTTTTTCTCTAACTACCCCTAAATCACCTTCTAAAGCCTTTGTAATTATATCTTTTAAATCACCAAAGGTAAGATTCATATCATCAAACGGATGTGACATGTGCCCATATGCCCCACCTTCCATTAATAATTCTTCTTTTATAAAATCAGTTTTAATATATTTTACATCTGGTAAATTATCAATTGTGTATGTTATTGTTCTTTCTTCCGCATCTTCATCTCCAAATATTGCATCTGCTTTTGGAAAATCAGTTTGAGTATATCCACCATTTTTGTACCAATCTTCACCTTTTTCGGAATTTAATTTTCTTTTCTTACCTTTTGTGATAAATGCACCATCCGGTACGTCGGCGGTGTTTGATATAGTAACATTACTAACTTCCGATAAATCAACTTGAATATTTAATTCCTTTTCCATTCTAGTTATATCATCGTACCCCATATTTTTTAATTCTCTTGCAACTTCGTTTGGAGTTGGGTTTATATTTACTCTTCCAAAAAGATATGCGTTAATTCTTTTTTTAAATTTAGAATCTCTATACAACTTCATTATATTAATAAAATGAACATCTTTATTGCCCATCTCATATATATTTTGGCCTTTTTTACCCAATCTAAATGTAGTCGCCACCTTACCATTGATAGTTGGCATTCCGTGGTCATCTTTACCGAAATTTTTAACAACAACTTTTTTGTTCTTAAATTTTCCCATTAAAACTTCATCACCCTTATCAACATCTATATTAATATCTTCATTATAGATTTTTTTATTGATTCTACCATATTCTCTCATTAGAATTCCTGCTACCGCATGTGCTTGGTTTTCAATTGGAGAACCATCTGCACCATCTTTCATTGGATTTTTTACTAATCCCAATTCGTCTTGCTTTCTATGAACCATTTCATGTGCAAGAGTTCTTAAAATATCCGCAGTCAATCTTCCTTCGGTTGCAACAAATATTTCTTTTGATACGGGGTCAAATCCACCTAAACTGGTTTTTACTTCTGCAAATTCTCTACCTGCTACTAAACTTATCTTTGGTTGTTCTTTTAATTTTAATCTTTTAGTTGCAAACTCTACAAAGTTTTGAATTGATTGTTGTTTTGTTTCTGAAAGATTTTCATTTAATCCACTTGTAAAGTTTTTTAGTTTTGAAACTTCTTTTTGTTTTTTATATGATTCTAATGTTTTTAATAATTGTTGAGGGGTTGGTTCAAATGTTTCCATTTTTTTAACAACATCTGCAACCAATTTCATAAACATATCACCATGTGCTTTTGTTTCATCTACTTCTTCCATTAATCCCATTCCTTTAAGTGCCATATGTCCTAATCCAGCAACACCTGCACTTACTTGTGCTTCAACGTGTCCCTCACCCGCTGCTAATCCAATAGCTTCTAATCCACAATGTTTTCCAAAATCAACTGCTGCGTGTGCCACAAATCCTCCTACACTTGATACGGAATGCGCTGCACCATGAGTTGCGGCATGTACTACTCCACCAATACCCTTCCCAGCTACTGCTGCTCCGGTTGCACCTGCGATTGCGGCTCCAACAACAACCGATGCACCAATAACTGCTACATCTTTAAGAGTTGAAATACATGCTTTTCTTTGTCTTTTAGATTCATGTTCGCTATATTTGTATTGTCCGTCTTTATCTTTAAACCAGCCAAATTGAGGTTTACCGGTATACATTGTTGATAATGCCAAAGATTTTAAACCTCTACCTGTATTTTTTAATTGATGATATTTTTGTTTTGCAACCTCATATACTTTTTCCGCTATATTTTTTGGAAGATTTGAAACAAAATCACCTATTCTTTGAGTCCAACCTTTTCTTGTTTCAGAATGTGGATTAGTTGTTTCATGTACATCATGTTGGTCTTCTTCGGAAAAATCTTTAATTATATCTTCACATTTTCTTTTTGCTTCTTTAGCTATTTCTGCAGCTTTTTCTTTAATTTTATCTATATTACTTTTTTCAGCATCAGATTTTAATTCAGCTCCTCCAATTTTTTGTTCAGGAGGTGGACCTTGTTCTTGCCCTTTTTCACCAGGTGCAGCAGATGATTTTTCTTTATCTATTTTTCCTTGTTGTGTTTGGCCGTTTTTAGTTGGTTGACCAGGTGCGGCCGGTTTAGCGGCTTGAGTTGCTGCTTTTCCAGGTTCCGTTTTTTTCTTTGGTTCGTTTGCAGGTGCATCATCTGGCCCAGCTATTCTTGAAGCCTGTATATGTGCTGGATGTTCTTTTGGTAATCTTAATGCGTCCCTTGCTTTAATTTTCTTTTGTTGACCCTTACTATTTGTATAACTAATATCAACATCCAATGCTTTATTTGAAGCTTCTCCAAAATATTCTCTAGCAAATTCTTCAAACATTTCATTTGTAATATATCTTTCTATTATTTCATTAATAGGGTCATATAATTCATCTTTTTTATACCAATCCGGTTCATCGGATGGATGTTCAGTCTCATGTCTTGTAGGATGTGGTTCTGGTCTCATTTCTGATGATGGTTTTGTATTATTACTCTCATCTACCGAACCAGTTGGTGCACCATTTATGTATCCACCGGGTAAGTTTAAACCAACTCCAATTCCACCAGGAAACCCTTCACTCAATTTTGTTGTTATCATTTTAAAAATATCTTTGTCAAATTTTGGATATGTTTTTAAAAAAAACTTTTTAGCTTTTTCTTTGTCATTACTACCTAATCCCTTTCTAACATCAGTTCCACTAATTGGATTTTCTTCTGCAGGAATTGAATATGTATAACCAATTTCATCATAACCATACCCAGATTTACCTTTATATGGTTTAAAATATTTTCCTTGTAATCTACTTGCATCTTTTTCACCCACTGCTGCAATGTATGCAATAGTTTGACCATCATATTTTTTTAATATTTCAACTGGTCTGTATGGATTACTTACTTTTATAAATTTAGTAGAAGGTACACCAAACATTTTTGTTGCAATTTCTTTTTTCTCATTAAAAGAGAATGGAGACTTATCCGAAGATGTATCGTTTGAGGTTGCAATATAAACATTTGCAGAACCAAATTCACTTACTAAATTTTGATATGCTGCATAATGTCCTTTATGAAAGGGTTGAAAACGTCCTGCATATACTACAATTTCTCCTTGTATCTTTGGTTTATCTTTTTCTAATAATAAATTCATATGTATAAATATCTTTAAATTAAAGTATTTTCACCTTGTAATAAAAAGTTAATCATTTTTGATTGTTCTTGCTTATGATTTTTTGAAAATGAAAGAAAGTGCTGTTGATTATATACACATATTTCTTTTACATTTTTTAAAAATTCATCCTTTTCTTCTTTTGATTTATTATGAAATTTCATTATTTCATGAATAGTTTTATACATCCTTGCTGAATCTTTTGTTTCCAAATCATAACTTTCATCAATAAATCCATCAAAAGTTTTGAATCCTAATGAACGAATGTATTCTAATGATTTTGCCGGTCCCAATAATATAAATGGTTGACAGTGTCCAATTGGTTTCCATATTTTTTCAGAAAGATATCCTGTAGCGAATTCTTTATCTTCATGTCCATGTGATGTTTGAAAAAATATTGATTCAGTAACAATGCTCATATAAGAATTTAAATATATATCTTTATTTTCAAATCCGTATCCTGCTATTTTTGTTAAATCATCAATATCCAAATGATTAGATGTATTTTTTACTAAATCTATAAATGCATCATCATCAAACATATATCTATGTTCATCTATAAGTTGTTGTGAATAAAATTTATTATCCCACGAAACTAAAAAATTATCTAACCCAGCTCTCCATAAATCATATAATACTTTTATTCTATGTGGTTTCCAATGTCTACAAAGGAATAAAAAATCTTTTTTATCTTTACCGATAGAATCTGTAAATTCATTGGTTGTAACTACTGAATTTTTAGTAGATTCTATTTTTCCAACTTGAGGTTCATCATTGTTATTCCAATATGAAAAATTAGGATTTGTCAATGTATTTAAAAATTCTTGAGATTTTGCTATTAATGCTTGATTATAATCTAATACTTTTACATTTCTTCCCAATTTTTCAATATTCTTTTTTAATTTAAAATCTTGAAAAATAAAATAAACTTTTTCATCCGGTATTTCATTCTTGTCAATAAAGACAAATATTTTTTCAAAATTTTCTTTATTAACACCCAGTCCACCATCTATAAAATAACTTATAACTAAATTTCCATCATAATTTTTAATTTCTTCAATTGCAGTTTTAGAAATAAATTCTAATGCTAATTGTGAATGTATTGAGCTTCCTATTCCAAAAAACTTTTCAAAATTACCAAATGGTTCTACTACATAAAACCATTTTTTTCTTATTCCTTTTTTTTCTCTATCTTTTATTATTTCAAATATAGATTTTCTATTAGTATATTCTGATAAATAATTACTATTATAAACGGCCCAATCATCTCCCCATCTTTCTCTAAAATATGGGCCAGATTGGTCAAATCTAAAATCAGATGCTCTAGAAATTGAACCTAAAAATTTAGGATTTAGACAATTTGGTTGCTCACCATTATAAGTCATTACATCATAACCAAATATCAATTGTTCTATCATTTTATAGTAATTTATTTTTTAATTCATATTTTGATAAAAATTCACAAAGAATTTCTTGTACAAATTTTTTATTTAATCCAGATGATACATGTCCCAAATACCATTTATTATCCATTTCATATTTTATTTCTTCTAATGTTTTATTATGATGCTCCATAAATAAAATATCAGCATATACTTCTTTATTAATATCTAAAGGTCTATTTGGATATGTTTTTATATTACTAATATCCCAATTTCGTATTGCCCATTCAATTATACCACCATGTTTTGTAATACCATCTTCACTATAAAACCAATGATTAGACCAATCTATCATATCTATTAAATTTTTAACATATGGTGTATCTGAATAGTCATATATATTATCAAAATCCCATGTATTTGGAATAAACTTTCTATCTAATATTGCTTCTGAAAATTTATCTTTATCCTTTTCTCTATAATTTGGAAACCCCATACCACTATCTTTTGTGTAACTTTTAGAAAAATTATTTTGAATATCAAATGTTATATATTCTATTCCTTTTAATTTTAAATAATTTTGAAGTTTTAATATTGCTTCAAAATGATATATCAAACAATTATCATTTGATAAAATATATTTTATAAAATATGGTAAAAATTCTTTTATTTTATTATCAACATGTCCTACTCCATATCCACCTGTTAAAAACCAATAACCATATTGACCATTATATTCTTTTTCTTCAATCCAATCCGATATGTGTGCCAATCCATTTAAATCTATACCAAATTCATCTATTTTTTCATTTGATATAAAAAAAGCCTGTCTTGAAAAGTTTGACCATTGAGCTATTACCGAAATATCTTTTGGTAATATTCCTTTTTTTAATAATTTTTCAACACCATATATTATTGAATTTGCAATAGTATGATTATCATTTGTAGCACTTCCATAATTTAAGACATTAACATGATATAATTTTTTTATCCAATGTGGCCATCTCCACATTTCAATAAAATCATTTTCAAAATCAACACAATTACCTTCGGTATTGCATCTATATTCTTGACGTGTGAATGAACATCCACTTGTTATTAAATATTTCATTTATTACGCTGTTTCGTATATTTTTTTTATTGAATTTGGATATATTTCATTTGTTAATATATTGAAATTATCTTTTGAATAATTATTATAATCTTCTTTAAATTGTTTTAATTCTCTTTTTGATAATTTCATTACCTGTTTGGTAAATTGCTTAACACCATCCATTCTTTCATAATCATTTTCTATATCATTATATGAATGATTCCAAAAATCATACCTATATTTCAATCCCATATCTTCTAACATTGATATTGTATTAACTTTTGAAATCATAATGAACGGGTGACCCATTAAAGTTGGTTTCATTGTTTTTTCTGAAATATTATTCCAATTTAAGAAAGTATCCGATGTCCCTCTTGAACGTTGTGTATAATAAAATCTAGTTTCTGCTACTATATCAAAATACGAATCTAAATAAGAAACAAAATTATAAGCGTTATTTCTTTCTCTATATTTTTCGTAATTTTCATAATCATTCAAATGAGGTAACTCTTTTAATATCTTCATATTATTGTATTCCTCTCTAAATGCAACTGGTATAAAATCATCAAATAAAGATGGTTCATAATCAGGTCCAGTTGATGCCCATATAAAATCTTTTATATAATCATTCTCATATAAAAATTCTAAAAATTGTAATTTATGTATTCTGGTATGACCAGCATAAAACATACCTTTAAATTTTCTTAAAACTTTATTAGAGGCCATTTCGACTTTTTTGAAAGCTAAAATATTTTGAGGAATTATACTAGTTGGTTGAATGTAGTGAAACATCAACTCTTCAAACCATAATTGATTATCTCTATTTTTTATTAAATTTTTAGATATTACATAATTTTCAACCTTAATTAAATCACATAATTGGTCTATATGTTTTTGATTAATTTCTTGATTATCATATGTTGATAAATCAAAAAAAACATTTTTTAATGATATTGATTTTATAAACGAATTCAAAAAATCATGCATACCCATTTCCGGAGAATCAAATGATTCAAATGAAATAAATAGAGATGTATTAAAATCTATTGAAGATAAATCTATCAATTCAAATTTGGTAAATAAACTAAACGATTTAATAAGTTCATTAAAATTAGATTCAAAAGAACCAGGTATTATTTCATATCGTTGTAAATTATTTGTTTTTTTTAAATGTACAAAACAAAATTTTTTCATAATTAAAATGATTTATATACAAACGGGTCTCTTTTTTTGAGTTCTTCTAACTTTTTTTTAATTCTTTTTTTAGTTTTATAGTCATCATATTTCTTTACAAAAAAAGAAATTACAGGAATTTTTTTTAATAATTTTTTCATATTTTTTAATTTTGATAATATAATTCTGGATATTCAACTAATAAATGAATACCTCCTTCTTTTAACGCGTATTGGTATGCTAATTCTATATCTTTCCAGCTTTTTAAATCGTGAAATTCAATATTTTTACAAATTGATTTAAATTCTTCAAAATAGCTTCCTTTATGTTGGTGACCTGGGTCTAATGGTTTATCACTTCCTTTGCCTAATCTAATAATTAAGTTTAATTTTTTTCCAGTCATTAATTCAAATTTATCAACGTGATTTATTAGTTGGTTTGCCGCTGATACTATGAAATCCCAACGAGGATAAAATGTTATAACTCTTTTACCAGTTATTGCTAATCCTAAACTCATTCCCATTTGAGTTTCTTCCATAACAGGCACTTCAATCATTTTTTCTTTTGGTACATTTCCCAAAGTTGTACTCATTGGATTACCTGCGTAAACTATTTGTTGGCCGATGAAAATTGTATCATCTAAATTTGCCAAATCTGTCATTGCTTTTGTTAAAGCATCTTTATATGGTGTATATTCTGGTGTATTCATAATTAATTAAATAAGTGATGAAAATTGTGATTTACATATTTTAAATTATGTATTTTTTTTACTTCTGTCATAAAATCTCTAAATAAAATATTTGTTGGATTGAATACTTGCAATTCTTCTAAATATTCTGCAGGGAATGTTCCCCAATCTACTATTTGTCTATAATTTATAGTTATGCCCCATTTAAATTTAGAATCTTTAAATATATCAGTTATTAGTTCATAAAACATAAACATTTCTTTGTAATTATGTTTACTGACTACCATAGAACAAACAAACTCTTCTATTATATGGTCCTGTGTTGATAAAAATTTTAAATTTTCTATTAATCTATCCCATTGTCCATTCCATCTAGTTTTCTTTTCGTATGTTTCTTTTGTAGCAGCATCTATACTAATTTCAATTGTTTTTATGTATGGAGTTGCTTTCATTTTTTTCCACAAAGGTTCATCTAATAAATTTCCGTTTGTGATGATTTGCAATTGTTCTAATTTTGGATATTTTGTTATATCAAAATTTATTAAATAATCTCTGTAAATTTTTGAATAAAATGGGTCACCACTTCCAGTAACCATTATTCTTTTTAGTCCACTTGCAAAATTATCTTCAATTGATTTTAATAAATGTAGTTTTGCTTTGTGTTCGGGTGATTCTAAATCATCATTTGGTATTAGATTAACTCTACAAGAAGGACATCTTAAATTACAACTTCTATCAAATCCAAAAAGTATTTCTTCTGGTGGTGTTTTAAAATTAACTATATCTTCTTCCGTGTGTATATTATAAACTTCTTTAAAGTCTTCTATTTCTCTAAACAAATATGGTTTTCTACCAGTATTTATTAATTCGTTTAATCTTGGACAGATGGTATGATTACAATATTTGTAAGTACCATCCATTACCGATTTACGAATATTTTGAGCAGGTTCCGATGTCCAATTTCTCATAACATCATCACTCTCATTTACAGGAAACCAGTTTTCCTTTCCACTTTCATCTACTCTAATAGATTGAGGTGCCCAAGATGGACAGCATATGAATTGAGATGACCATTGTACATCACTATACATAAATGGCATCTCACAAACATATTTTTTTAATATTTCCTCTTTATTATCCATTATGGTTTTGAGTTTGGATTAAATTCGTTTTTATGAGATTTATACCATTGTAAAGCATTTTCTAAACCAGTTTTTAAATCATATTTTGGTTTCCATCCTAACTTACGAAGCTTCTCATTAGAAAGTAATCTAACGGGTATCATTGGAGCTTTATTACTCACATACTCAATTGGGTTATTATTATTTTCAACCTCTTTAATGGTGTTTAAAACCTCATTAACACTATAACCACTACCATAGCAAACATTATATATATCGTAAGTATCTACATTTTCTGCAACACATATAAATCCACTAACCATATCATCAACGTGAATTACATCTCTTACTTCCGTACCATCACCCCAAACTGGTATTGGATTTAAATCATCTGCTACTTTACGAATATTTGCAGGAGTAACGTGACATTTTTCATAATCGTATTTATCGTTTGGTCCAAATGCGTTTGAAGGTCTAATAATTACACATTGCATTGGATTGTGAATATGATTTGATAAGAAGTCACAAAGTGTTTCACCATATCTTTTCATATTACCTACTGCTTTATATACCGGAAATATATTAGGTGTTTGGCAGTTTTCTTCTTCATAACAATACTCGCTACCCAAATCAGGATAGACGGTATTTGAAGAAATATACATAAATTTACGAACTTTATTTTTCCAAGCCTGTTCCATTAAATTTACATTCATTTCTACATTTGCAGTAACGTGTAATAAAGGATTTACTTTTGTATCTAATGCGTTTGATGTGTTTGCTGCACAATGAAAAATTACATCAACATTTTCTGTAACTTTACCACAAAATTCTGCAGTTTGTAAATCGCCTCGTAGATGTTCTACATTTTGCCATCCTTTAAAATCTTCTCGTAATCCTCTACCAAAGGTTACTGCACGGATATTTGTATATCCTTGCTCCCATAGGGATTTAATTAATCGTGAACCAATAAATCCACTTGCTCCTGTAACTAAAATTTTGTCTGTTTTTTTCATATTTTTTTATTTGAATATATCCCAATTTAAAACCACATCATTTACAAATTTTCTTGTCAATATGGATGATGTGTGTCCATACCAACTTTTTTCTAAATACTTTTTTTGTCCTTCAATATCTAACCCATTCATTTCTCTCCATATAACTTTTGGTAAATTATAATTTCCATCATCTAAATTATAATCAAAGTTTCTAATACTCCATTCAATTAGACCTCCAAATGAAGATACGGAATTTTCTTCGAAAAACCAAAAGTATTTTTCAAAATCAATTCTATCTGAATACATTTTTACATATGGATTATTTTCTATTATAGTAGGTTGGTTCCAAGTATTTTGTATTTTCTTTTGTTCTATCATTTGTTGATATGGTGTTCCAAATTTTGGATTATCCCAAGTATCATATGGTGGAGTTCTTGTATCTAATGCATTTTTAGAAAAATTATTATTCATATTAAATGAATAAAATTTTGTAACTCCAACTTTTTCTAACCAACTCAATAAACCAACCAAAGAATCAAACCAATCTATATATCTTTCTTCTTTGGACATTATGCTATCAAGATAATGTGCTGCAAATTCATCTACTTTACCAGGGTGTTCTGTTAAATTATATCCTCCCGTTAAATAATAATATCCATGTTGATAGCAATATTCCTTTTCTTCAAATTTAATAAAATCGTTTGTATGTGGGTGTGAATCATTTTTTTCCAACCATAATTTTGTTAAATCGTTTTTGGGATTTTCAACATATTTTGATGGTGAAATAAAAAAGGAATTTCTAGTCAATGTTGTCCATTGTGCTATAACTACTATATCTTTTGGGTTAATTTTTTGATTATAAATTAAATCATTTACTTTATAAAATATTGAACGACATATTGTTTTATTATCATTTGTAATCGTTCCGTAATTATGAAATTCTGCATCTTTACCTAATGTTCTCCATAACCAATGAAACCAAGTATAGTCTTCTTTTACATCGTTTTTCCATCTATCTTCTTTTTCAGGTAAAGATATATTAACTCTATAATTGTGAGTAAATGAACAACCGGATGTAACTATGTGTAACTTATTTTCCACAATAAAAATTATATGTTTTTTGTAATGCTTCTTTAAATCCCAACTTTGGTAATAGTGCCAATGCTTTTTGTTTTGTAGTATCCATTTGCCTTCTCATATCACCATTTGGTTTGGTAGTATCCCAATTTATAGATATATCCTTGCCACTAATTTTAATTAATTCTTCAATCATTGATTTAATTGTAATTTCTTCACCTGCTCCAAAATTTACAGTCGTATGCATTCTCATTTCATATAATTGAATGATAGCATCTGCAACATCACCGGCATAAACAAAATCTCTAACAGGAGTACCATCACCCCATGCTTCAATTGAATCGGTTGCTTCGTGTATTTTTTTACATTGTGTTGCAATTACCGTCCCATTTCCACTAAAATCATCATACTCTCCAAATATATTTGCTGGTCTAATTATTGCCCAATGAAGATAATTATGCTGAACTTTATATGCTTCTAATAAAATTTCACCCATTCGTTTACTCCAAGATGGAAACCAATCTGCTTCGGATGGCAATGTTTTCCATACACTTTCTTCTTCAAATTTTTCAGCAGGGGCATATACTCCAACCGAACTTACAAATACTAACCAAATGTTATTTTTTGCACATTGGTTAATAATTTCAGTATTAATTTTAAACGATGGATATAAAAAATCAACTGGATTATTTTTTGCTCTCAATGGAGAACCTTTAATACCAAATGTATTAAATACGACATCAGGTGTTTCAAAAAAGAAAAGGTTTTTTACATTTTCTTCAATTGTTAAATCCATTTGATAAAATGTAAAATTATCGGATTTTGGTAAATTATCTGAATATTTTAAATCCACACCAATTACATCATACCCTTTTTCTAAACATTTTTTTACTAAATGTATTCCTACTAAACCACTACATCCGGTTATAATAACTTTCTTCCTTCTATTTGCATTTGTCTCGTTACCCATTCTTTTTCTATTTTTTGTAAATTATTTTTAAACATTGTTTTATCTGCAAAGGATATTAAATGTTTTCTATTGTGTATTAATTTTTCTTTAATTGAAATATACCAATTATATAATTCTTCTAATGGCAAATTGGATATTCTTTCTACCTCATTACATAATTTTAAATATCTTTCTTCATTATTTTGAATATCATCATAACTTTCATCTATAAACCCATCAAAAGTTTCAAATCCCAATGACCTTAAATATTTTAAATATCCATGTGCGCCAAATACAATAAAAGGTTGCAATACTGCCATTGGATTACATATTTTTTCAGTAAGAAATATATCTTTTTCGAAATTAGTCTCCGTAACAATGTATATATAGGAATCTAAATAAATTTCTTTTTTAAAAGCCTTTGCCACTTCAAACGATTCTTTATCTTCTGAATTTTGTGTATCAACTTCTATTGGTATTTTATTTGCAAATAATTCTTCTGCATTTATAATTTCTAAATCAAATTTTTCATTTCCTGTTTTATATAGAGCTTTATTTTCTGATTTTTTAAGAAAGCTTGAATATATTTTATCCCATAAGTTTTTACTTTCTAAAAAACAACCAAACGTATATCTAAAAGGTTTTTGTGAATTTCTATTTAAACATACAAAATGCTTATTTCTCTTTACATCAATTTCATTTTCATTAATTATAGTTGTTTCATATCCAAGAGTATTGTTAGGTCTATATTGTAGTTCTTTTATTTTTTTAGCAGTTGATATCAAAATACTATCTTCGAATAAAAAAGTATATCCAATATCTTTTATTTCTGGAAATAGTTCAAATAAATTTGAAGTTCCTACAAAAAATATAAAATGAGAAGGATGTAATCCAATAGATTGTATATCTTTATGAAACCTATTTATAAAATCTAAATCTGAAAATGGTTCATGTGAATAATTAATTACAAATTTTAATTTTTCCCATTTTGCCATTTGAACCGCCTTAAATGGTATATTTTTTATAAAAGATGTACTATATTTTTTATCCGTTGTAGATATTCTATCTTCTCTAATTAAATTTCTATGGTCACCATACAATTCTATTGGATAAAAATAAAATCCTAAAATATCAATATCTCCATTTAAATAAACATAATCCTTTGGATGCTTAATTAAGTTATGATACAATTCCGAATGGCAAGTGTGTAAAAGAAATTCTTGACTATTTGAATTATAATTGTATTCTTCGTTTGTATGATTGTATTTTAAAAAAACTTCTCTGTGCCATAAATTTGGATATGGACGATTTCTCATATAATCTTCTCTATCAAATGCAAATTTTATCATAAAATATTTTTTAAAATGCTATCCACTTACCAGTCCCGTAATGTGGAAATTTTGATTTATATGTATAATAAATTACATCCGATGGGATTTCTCTTTTTGTATTCCAAGTTGCTTCCGTTGGTGTATAGGTTGAAACTCCATTATCTTCTACTACAAATACAATTGGTAAGTCAAAGTTTCTAGCGTATTTATGTACTTCATAAAATATTCCACTTTCAAATGACATATCACCTACAAATACAAATACCTTTTCATCACTACCTTTTTGTTTAATTCCCATCGCAACACCCAATGCAATTGATAGGGTGCCTCCTACGATTGCCGATGCATAAAATTTATCATCTATATCACATAGTACCCAATCATTTTCCGAAACTCTTTTGAATATTTCAATCAGTTGTTCTTCGTTTCCATTTGATAAATGAATAGGTCCTCTAATTTTTCCTGCTTCCCAATGTTCTACTATTCTATCTTCAAATCGGATTAATTTTTCCGGTGTCCATCCAATTTCGGTTTCAGTTCTTACTATTGGATATTGTTCTAAATTTTTAATCATTTGTTATATTTTTATATAAAAGTTCTGCTACATTTTTGTGTCCATTTATTGAAAAATGCCCATCATTTGAATCAATTTCATCAGATATTCTTAATTTGTTATTTTCTATATGGTTTTTTAAATTTTTATGTCCATTAAAATTGATAATATTAACATCTTCGTTTTCTAATAAAAAATAATCATACAAAATAAAATAAGGTGTAAATCCTTTTGAAATTAAATAGGAATTTAATAAATAAATTTCTTTTTTATCAATTTTACTTTGTATATTTTCATCAAATATATTTAATACAAAATTTGAATAATAATCAAATAATGGTTTAAATTCTTCTTGTCCATTATAAGGCCAATCGGAATAATGTATACTATTTAAATTATATTTAACACCATCCCACCAAATAGTTTTTCTTTGTGGCATAGTTATTTGTATTATTGCTATTTTATTTTTATATTTTGATAAATCAGTATCATGTATATATTCAAACGTTGTTTTAAAAATATTTTCATTTGAATTACAAGATTCTGCTAAATTTATATAATCACATCCAATTTTCTTTGATAAAATATTGGAATATCTTAATTCTTCTCGTATTTCAAAGTATTGATTTTTTCTTTTAGAAAGCATATATCCGTATTTATTTAAAATATCTGGGTCTTCTAGTCCTCCACCTTCGGTAAAGCTACAACCATTAAATAAAATAAAATCCGGATTCATTATTTGTCTCTTTTTTGTAAAATTGGGTCATTGGTTGGCCATTCCATTTGGTATTCCGGGTCATTCCATTTAACTACACCTTGTTCATCTGCATCCACATAACCATCTTTGTAAAATAAGTTATAATGAAACATACAATCGGTTAATGCGTAGTGTCCATTTGCGAAACCTGGTGGAACTAATACTTGGTTTCTATCTTTTTCAGTTATCATAAAAGATTCCCACTCTCCAAATGTAGGACTATTTTTTCTCATATCCAAAACAATTAGGTAAATATCTCCAACTGCGGCTTGTACTAATTTCCAAGTCTTATTATCATAATGCAATCCTCTTAATACACCTTTGTATGATTTTGAGAATCTACCATGAATACTAATCTCACTTTTATCATAATGAATTTGTGTCATTACGGGATGTTCTTCCGAATGAAAAGTTGTAAATATCTCACCTCTATATTCTCTATAAATTGATGGAGTATATGTTGGTACTTCATAACCAAATTTTTTCGATGGAGTAATTTGAAACTCATCCCATTTATTACTCATATTATGTTTGATTTGCGTATCCCAAAGGAAATCCATTTCTAAATTCAAAGCCCATTTTTGGTACTATCATTTGATATGCCATTATAAGTTCTTTAATACCTCTATCTAAATCCCATTGTGGGCCCCATCCTGTTGCTTCTAACTTATCGTTTGATACAATGTAGTTCCTCTTATCTGGGTCCTCATAATAGTCATCGTAGACCACAGCAAAGTCCTTTACATGAGATTGTATTTTTTCCAACAATTCTTGCTTTGAAAGATTTGCTTTACTCAATCCTACATTGAAAACTTCACCTTTGTATTTATCATAATGTTGAATCATAAAACAAAAAGTAAATGCTACATCCTGTATATGGATAAAGTTTCTTTTAAATTGTTTTTCAAATACAACGATATATTTGTCAGTTATTGCTTTATAAGTAAAATCGTTTACCAATAAGTCCGTTCTCATTCTTGGTGATACTCCAAATACCGTTGCTAATCTAAATATGATTGCATCGGTACAATTTCTTAAAAAGTTTTCTGCATCACATTTTGTTTGTCCGTAAACTGATATTGGTGTGAGTGGTGATTCTTCGGTACATTCCATTTGACCTGTACTTAAACCATAACCACTATTTGTGTTTGGGTATAAAATTTTTTTACCTTTTCCGTTTGTAAATTTAACTATGTTTACTATCTGGTCAAAGTTAATTTCTTTAGCTAATTGTGGGTCTTGTGCACATGCAGGGAATCCTACAATTGCTGCTAGGGGTATGATGATGTCGGCTTCATTACAGAGTTTTTCTAATAATTCTTCGTTACGAACATCGCCATGTATAAATTTAAATTTCGATTTAGAGGTATATTGTAATAATGAAGTTTGATTAAATAACAATTTATCTAATACAATAACTTCATAACTTTGTTCTAATAACTTTCCAACTAATACTGAACCCAAATATCCTGCACCACCTGTGATGAGTACTTTCATAACTTTCTTTTAAAAATAAATATTATCTTCTATATAAATTTGTGGATAGTTTCCACTAAATGTCATATCCCATATCTTATATCTAGTACATTGATTAAAGTTACAAAAGAATGCAAAATTATCTTTCAATGGATAATGACCATGAAATTTTCTTAACCCATCAAATAATTCATATGTGTATTCATTACTTTTATAATTTTTAACTATATCATCAACTTCCGACATTTCTATTTGTTTATTCAATAAAAATGCAGTATCAAAATCAAAATCACCTATTTGTCTATGTTCTTCTTCGCATATCATAGAACCACATCCAAACCAATAAAATGCTCCTTCATATTGTTTCTTTTTAGTTCCTTTAAAAGATATACTACCAACTAAAAAATTATTAAAATAACATTTAATCTCATTATTAACCGAATTGTCACAAATCATAACATATTCATTTAAGTTGTCAATATCTTCGTTTTCTATTTTATGTGTAACACTTGTATATTCATATTTACCAGATTTGTTATCAAGTATCCACCAGCTATATACAGCATGACATTCGTTGTTTGTGTCTTTAAAAACACTAATTCCGGAATGCATTCCATTTCTTGAAAACATATAGTTTTCCTTTTCAACCTCTAAAAATTCTTGGTTTATTTTTACTTTTAAATACAAAGTAAAATCATTTGTCATATGGCCATCTATTCTTGCAGAAACAGAATACCTATCTTCTGGCAATATAAAAAATATACTATCTTTATTTATTCTTAAACTCATATTTTAATTGTTTTACAAAAATTATAAAATTCTTCTAATTCAGGGAAAGTTTTGCAAAAATTAGTACCTCTACGTTTGTCGTGTTCAGAAAAATACTTATAAAAACTATATCTATTTTTCATTTGTTGATTTGCATCTTGTGGTGATACCATCCAATCATAAATTCTCTTTACCTTTTGTACTTCTACATCACTATATCCAATATGTTTGTTATCAAATGATGGTGACGCATAATATGTTATCAACTTTGTTTGGTTAATAATATGATTAGAAAAATCGTATGGTAAGATTTGAACCGTTTGGTGTAATGGAAATCTTAAATATGATGTATCTAAAAATACCGCTGAGTTCCAGTATCTATCAGTTGATGCGTATGTATTTTTTAACTTATACACATTATTAATCAACTTATCATAATTAAATACTGATAATGCATTATAGGTAACCATAAATGTAATAATAACTCTTGGACATGCCGTAAGTATTTTATTTACATTATCCCAAAAGCGAGGGAATTCCAAACCCGTTCTAATATATTCTGCCTGCTCACCCCATGTATCGCAAGATGTAAATATTACAATTTCTTTTGCTCTACCCTCATCTTCGATTCTCTTTATTTTTTCAATAAATTTATCAATTAAAGTATCAGGTACTCCTAAATTAGAATTGAATGCAAGTTTTAATTCTCTATTTGGATTTGGATGTTCAATAATGTAATCCAATACTTTCCAAGTATCTTTACTCATTAATGGTTCACCACCGGTAATTCTAAAAGTATGTAAATCTTTATATAAATCAGGCCACCACTTCCAAAATGCATCAACATATGGGTTATAATCTCTATGAGGAATTGGTAATTTATCCTCATTTTTCATCCAATCAATTGCATTAAACCTATCCAATGTTGGATATTCACCATATTGTTGAATTTCTTCCATCCAAGTTGAACTATATGCTGGGCCACAATATGAACATTTAAAATTACATGCATTACTGAATGAAACCTCTACATATTTTGGGTTATAATCATCTCTCCAATTTGAATTAAATATTTCTTCTTTAAATGGATATGACCAACTTTCTCCTGATTTGAAAATTCTATCACTAAATCTATCGGAATTATCCTCTACATTCCAACAATAATCACATTCTTCAGGCCTTCCACCTTGTAACATTTCTTTTCTACGAAGTTTTTTATATCTCGTATTATGAAGTGCCGATGGATTACGTGCAATTTCTGATTGTGAAATTTTATGAGTACGTGGATGGTGACATGAGTGATTGTGGCCGCTTTGTAATTGTAAAGTTACTTGTGTCCATTTTGCAAGACACATACCTTTACCCATTTCATCCAATTCATCCTTAACCCTTAAATATATGGGGTTTTCAAACTTTTCTTTATCTTTATTGATTCCGTCACTTTTATAATCTATATTTCCTTGTTGCATTTGTAGAACATATCTTCTTTCATTTGCTGCCGTAGTTTCTCCCTTTGCCCACTTATCTATTCCACCGATTTTAACCAATCCTTCCGTTTGGTGTGGTAAACATCTGAATTTTCCATCTCGTCTATGTGGTAAAATTGTATGTGGAATTTCTATTTTTTCTTTTTTTAATTCAATATTTTCCATTTCACCAAACTCCAAATTCATTGTAAAAATGTCTAATACTAAATTATCTTCAGGACAATTATTATGTAATTCTTTAATCTCATTCGCATTTAAACACCTATCCCACATTTGAATTTTAGCAATACCACCTTTAAAAAATTCTTCTTTGGGAGATTTGGAATAACCTACATAAAATGGTTCCATTCCATATTTTTTTAATGGTTCTATAAAACTTAATGGAGATTGTGTACCGGTTCCCAATCTTGCATCACTTTCTCTACCATTTAAATAAAAATGTATTTTATTATTTTCAGTATCTACGGCCATAGTAACCCAACTCCATTGATTTTCATATCTCTTAATCCATTGATACAAATGTCCTTTCATTCTATCCCAAAGTTGCATTGTATATGCTCTACTATTATTAAATGACAATCCCCAATCATATCCTGGTTTTCTAAAAATTGGATATTCAACAAACTTTCGTTCTTCATCTCCAATCAACCAAATAGGAACTTTTTCAATTTGCTGGTCAGCTTTTACTAATACTGAAATTGTATGTGAATTAGAAAGACAATCTCTTTGTTCTCTACTAGGTCTAAATTGAATTTTAGAATTTACACCATTAAAGTATGCCACATATAACTCCTCATTATAATCTAATTTTGTTTTATCTGCATAACCTTCCATTACACATCTCCAAAACAAATCGTCATCTTCCATACCCCAATCCCAATATCCATTTGAATATCCATTAGTTCTCTCTACTTGTTCTTTTGAAAATACAACTGCTCCACCAAAATACTCTTCATATTTTAGTTGATAGTCTGATTGTGATATTCGAACTGCAATGTGTTGTGGGTTTTCTTCTGGGAATGAATAATCACAACTTTCATCTTCTGGTACCATATCAATATCATGCCAAACAATGTAATCACATCCATCATCAAAAGCGTATTTTGCTGCAATGTTTTTCATTAACCCTCTATTGAATAATTTATCATCGCATTGGTGTGCTAAATAAATTGTATGTTCTATTCCCTTTTCGGTTAAAAACTTTGATACATGTGGAACAAATATATTCATATGTTCCTCTCTATTTCTATATGGTACGCATACTCCTAATTTCATTATATTGCTACATTTATTTGAGTTATATTATTATCATATTTATTTATACCATAAACATAGTATTCTAATGTAGAAAGTCCATCATTATTTATTAAAGAAATATGATTTCTAACTTCGTTTTGAAATCTCAATTGATTCCATCTGGTACATTGATTTTTCCATTTATCGCCTACAAATCCATTTTCTTCATGTGGCAATAATTGAAACATTGATTTTTTTCTATATGGTATTTTAATTTTAGTATATTCCTCCAATTCTGGTGTAACAATCGAACAACCTATTATTTCTCCATTATTATCGTTTCCAGATAAATCTTTTAAATTATAATTTTGTACATAATCTGCATCATAATATGTTTTAAGAAATATTCCTGTATTTAGTTTTTTTAGAGATTTATTTGTTTTGGATATATCTTCTATTTGACTATCGGATAACAATGTATCGTAATATGCAAAAGAATCAACTAAACCTTTAAAATAATTTGGAATAATTTCTCTATCAGGAGAACCAACTCCAATGAAAAAATTAGGTTTATTTCTATATGGATATAATCTTGTACATGGTCTGGTTTCTCCTATATATTCTCCGTCTTGGTATACTTTGAATCTATTATCGGATGCATCAAATGTTACAACCATATTTGTTTTATAGTTGGTTTTAATATTTGAATTGACATATAATGCATTATTCCTATTGTCAAATGCACAAAAGTTATAACGTCTAAACGATGTATAAGAAATTGCTAAATCATAACCAGGAACACTAAATACCGTATATTCATCGGAATCTTTTAAATGATTTAACTCAGGCGGATTTGGATAAAATGAAATAAAAATTGTAAAACTAGAAGTAAAATCAATGATATTTTTTGATTTTACATATGAATTTATTCCATTAAATTCTAATGCTTTTTTGTTTGAATTTAAATTTTTAATTTTTAATTCATCTAATTTTACAAATTTCTCTTTACATCTTAAAAGTAGGTCATCATCTTCATATCCCCATCCCCAATATTTGTTAGAATATCCATCTATTTGTTCAAATATGTCTATTGGAAATAAAGTAACTCCACCGAAATATTCATCAAATACGATTGTTTTTTGTTTTGATGATATTGTAATAAAATCCGTTGCCAAATGTAATGGAATGTCGGAATAAGAATAGTCTACATCTATTGGTAACATATCAACATCATGAAATACAACATAGTCACATCCCAATTCTTTTGCATGTTTAAATCCAATATTAAGGAGCATACCTCTATTGAATAGTTTTGCATCATCTTGCTCAACAATTATAATTTCAAAATCAATTTTTTGATTTTTTAAATATTCAACAATTTTTTGTTTAAAAATAGCAAGTTGTTCAAAACGATTTCTATAAGGAACTATGATTCCTAATTTATGCATCTTTCTTTTCTTCCTCTTTTGGAACTAGTTTATGAAATTCTGCCAAGTACCATTGGATTCTGGCACTCCATTCTTCTTTATCGATTTCTTCGAACCAAATTGTAAGTGCGTCTACTGAATTTGCGATTTTTTCTAAAGCTTTAACTTTTCTCTGTTCTAATAATAACAAATCGTCTTGTAATGGGTTTGTTTCTGTTTTTTTAGCTGTTGCCATAACTTAATTTATTTAATATATAAATGTACAATATTTTTTTTATATTACCAAATTTATATTGATATTATTTTTTTTAATAATTTATTCCAATGTGGATAATCCCACACTCCAATATTTTCAATCATAAATTCTGGATTAGTAATATCAATTTTAAATCTAGTTTTTGCCAGTGCTCTATACATTTTCCTATATTCTTCTGAATAAGAATAATCTTTCATAACATTTGCAACTTCTCTAATTCTATCTCCACAACTACTATCCCATTTGAAATGATGTACCTCAACACTATATACATCAATGGGTGCAATTAGTGGGTGATTCCAACCTTGCCATTTCCATGTAGTTTGGCCATCTATTTTTGCATAATGTTGTCCGGGTGTTACTTCAATATAACCTTTCATTATACAAATTTTATTTGGACATGCACCACTTAATGGATATCTGAAAAATCCTGCCAATGGAAATTGTTTAAATATATCCTCTTCATCATTTATTTCAGGAAAAGTTCCATCTATACCAATTCTATCTATAAAACCACCTCTAACTAATTCCCAACCATTTTCTTCACAATCTTTTATAATTTCTGATAATTCTTTTGAATAGATATGAAACTCATCATCATCTGATACTATCCACCAATCTTCTGGATACATTAATTTTGTTTCATTATATAATTGTGTTACATATTCCCAATTATATTTTTCTCTTACTTCTCTTCTTACTATTTTAGCATTTGAAAATTTAGAAACAATTTCTTTTACTGAATCGTATGTAGAAAAATTTTCCCATTCATATACTACAACAAAAATTTCATCCACAATTTCAGCATAGTGACTTAACATATGCCATAGAGTGTTTGTTCTACTTCCTGTTACTGTAACTAATCTTATTTTTTTATTCATTCTTTTTTTAAAGCTTTCTTGTTAGTAGTGCTAAACCTGTACTTGAAGAAGATGTACCGAACCTACGAAAATTTTTTAACTTTACCAAATTCCAATCACTATTTTTTTCTAAATCTTTAATATATTTTGCAGGCCCATCGAAAGTTGCAAAATCTTGCTTAGCATTTTCGGTTACAATAAATGTATCATGATATGTTTGGTCTATGTCGTGAATTGTAATAATACCATTTTCAGACATAATTGTTGAGTATAATTCAAAATCTTTTTTTACACCTTCATATGAATGGTCTCCGTCAATATGTAAATAATCAATTTTAATATCCTGTCTTACAAAATAATCATAGAAAGTTCTTTCGGAAGTTTCTAATATAACTTGTGGTGAAAAATGTTGTCTTAAAAATGAATTTTCATTTGTCCAATCGGTAAAACCACCAACACTATTTGCTGCGTCAACAATTATAGTAGTTCCAATGTCACCCCACTCCAAAGAATTATCACCTTCAAATATTCCCTGTTCCCAAAGGTCTCGTCTAGCTTGTGTCATTAAACGTGGAATAAAACCACCTCCTGACCCAATACAGACACAAACTTTGGCACGATTGAACATTATAAGGGAATAAATTAAAAGTCCGTCTCCTAAATGTAAATCAGTTGCACCATGCGACCAACGATATTTTATAGGTTCCAATATCATATTACCATTTTCATCAATTGTGTGATTATTGGTTAGATATTGTTTAATGTATTCTTTATTAAATAAGTCCATTTGGAATTAATATTTTTGGTAATATAAATTCATTATAAAAATTATATGATTGATGTTTATCAAAATGAAAATTTACTTTTGGATATTCATTTTTTTCTTTGTATAACCATTCCAACATACCACCACCCATTGGATTTCTTTCCTCATCGGAAAATACAAATTTATCATAATTTATTTTTTTCAATAAAAATGGTAATCCATCGGTATCTTCAAATGTTGCTTGCATTCTTTCTATGTTTTCCAATACATTTGTTTTTAAATTATAATAATCACCACCCGATTCCATTAAATTTTGTATTTGTTGAATTGTTGTTGATAATGTAAATAAATTACCAATTGTAATCATACTATATGAAACATTTTCCGATTCCAATAATTGTTGAATGAATAATATATTTTCTAATGTATCAATCACCGCACCATATACTGAATAATAGTGTTTATAAAAATATTCATTCTTTCCTTCCAAATTTGAACCCATTGGCCAGTATCTAACAAACTGATTATGCTCTTCGTGTTGTATTGGATAATCCCACCTATCAATTGTACTCCATTGTACTATTATATGGTCCCAGTTTTCTTCCAAAACTTTTTTAGTAACTATTCTTTTTATAAGTTCATTACTTGCACCTGGCATACTTAAATTCATGACATATATCTCATCACCAATTTCTTTGGTAATCCAATCTCCCCAACACTCATGTAAATTATCATTACCATCCCACACTTTATGTGAAAATGAACAACCAACTATTAATATTTTTTTTCTCATTTTTAAAAAATAAAATTTTGAATTTGTTTTATATCATTCGAATATTTTGCAAATATTTTTTGTTTTGTATCTTTTAATTTATGTTTATTTTCCTCATAAAAATTATTAATA